AGTCAGGATTTAACAAGCAAGATACCGAATCTGGAGCCGAAGGACAATGGGTAGATGGTGATTTTGTCAGATTTAGATATGGATTACCTGAAAAAATAGGTGGTTGGAATCAATTAACGACTAATTCTTTAACATTACCCGGAGCAGCCAGACAACAAGTTGCTTTTACCAGTTTTGCTGGGGAAAAATATGCAGCCATTGGAACTTCACAAGGTTTATTTTTATACTATGGAGATGATTTTTTTGACATCAGCCCACTAGATACTGCTATAACAGGAGCTACCTTAACCACAACAAATGGATCAAATATTATAACTGTAAACAAAGGTTCTCATGGATTATTAGTAGGTAGATATATAACTTTATCATCAGTAACTGTAACAGGTGCATCAGGTTTTACGGCAAGTGATTTAGAAAAAACTTATGAAATATTGACAGTTCCTGATGTAGATAAATTTACAATTCAAGCTGCATCAAATGAAACAGGATCAGGTATGTCAGCAGCTGGAGCAGCTACAATTAATCCATATGTAATAGTAGGACCTACCATTCAAACAGGTGGTTATGGATGGAGTACATCAACTTGGGGTGCATCTACATGGAACACGCCAAGGGCAACAACTAGTGTTGTTCTAGATCCAGGGAACTGGAGTTTAGATAACTTTGGCCAGGTTTTAGTTGCAACAATATTTAATGGAGAAACTTTTACATGGAATGCAGGTGCTACAAATGCAAGAACGATTAGAGCTTCCAAAACTACAACCAACTTTCAAACTACAAATAACCCTACCACCACTAGAATATCGGTGGTTTCCGATAGAGACAGACATTTATTTCACATGGGAACAGAAACTACGATAGGAACCCCTGCCACTCAGGACCCCATGTTTGTGAGATTTTCTAACCAAGAAGATTTAAATACCTATACACCCACTGCAACTAATACTGCAGGTACATTTAGATTAGATACAGGTAATGAAATAAGAGCGGCCATACAAGGTAAAGATTATATTTTTGTTTTAACAGATCTTGCAGCTTATGTAATACAGTTTGTTGGACCACCTTTTACTTTTTCAGTAAGACAAGTGGGCACCAACTGTGGATGCATTGCACAAAATGCTGTATCATATGCAAATGGAGCAATATGGTGGATGGGTGCAGAGGGTGGATTTTTTGTATTCGACGGAACCGTTAAATCTTTACCATCACTTGTAGAAGATTTTGTGTTTACAACGGATGGTGATAATTTAGGATTAAACTTTGATGCAAGAGATGTAATATTTTCATCACCAAATAATCTATACACAGAAATAAATTGGTTCTATCCAAAAGCCGGATCGGAACAAATAGATAGATGTGTCACTTACAATTATTCAGAAAGAGTTTGGACAACTTCTTCATTAGATAGAACAAGTTATCAAGACCAAGGTGTATTTAACAAGCCTTACGCAACAGATTATAATAATACTGCAACACCTGTATTTCCAGAAATATTAGGTATAACTAATAAATATGGAGCTTCTATTTACTATGTTCAAGAAGTTGGAACTGATCAAGTTAATAGCACTGGCACAACAGCCATACCAGCATTTATAAGATCTGGAGATTATGATATTACATCTAGACGTAGTGCCTTGGGTCAGATGACCGGGGTAGCAGATTTTAGAGGAGATGGAGAGTTTTTTATGTCTGTAAAGAGATTTATACCTGATTTTAAATACCAAACAGGAGATGCCAAAATAACTCTATTTGTTAGTTCTTTTCCAGATGATGTCGCTGTTAGTTCTCCATTAGGACCCTTTACAGTT